AGACAGGATTTTCTCTATTTCAGCTTCCTGATTCCTGATAATATCAAGCTGTTGTTTACGAAGGCCAACATTGGTAAGAGCAGAGTTGTTAATACGCTTTTCTGCTGCTTCGATCTTCTTGAGCGAGGAGAAGAGTGAGTTAGTTTCTCCACCAGTTAGGCCGACTAATCCTTCTATTGTTAGACCAATATCACTTAGCAGTCTTTGAATAGGAGTATTGGTAGTACCACCGCCACCACCACCGCCATTGCTAGTATTCAGACCCCCACTAGAGATAGCATCGGAAAGAGCCTTCCCTCTTGCCTTTAACTTTTCGATTTCTTTGTCAATAGTTGTATCATCAACTTCGCCACCTGCTGCAAGAGTATCGCGAGCAAATGCAGCTGACAAGAACCCAGAAGCGATTTTACCAAGATTAGAAATAAGGCTATCCGGAGCATTAAGAAGTTTATCAGCATCAATTGAGATACCTTTCAGGGCAAGAGCAGAATTAATAACTTCAATGATCTGATCACGAGTAGCTTCGCCCTTAGCAAGGTCTTCTGAGAACAACTGGATATTAGCGGATTGAGAAAGCAGGCCAAGTATTTTACTAAGCTCAGCCTCATCTTGCTTAAGATTTGCAAACAGTCTAGCATTCTCATTAGTCACAACCGGCAGAGCACCAATTGCTTCCATTTGCTCTCTAACGTTCTCAAGCTCAGTTAGAGTTGATGAGATATCAGAGAACCCACCAAGGCTGATCTTAGTTGTCTCTATGCCTTCTTGGATACCAAAACTAGTGGCATCACTAGCAATCTGAGCGATCTTAGCGGGATCAATAATATCACCGACTTCGTCTGCTAGTCTTGTAAAGTTTGCTTGAGCAGATCCATCTCGTAGTGCACTTGTAATAGTCTGTTCTAGACTTGTTTCGGCCTTAGCCAAGAAGGATCTAGCTCTAGCAACATCACCATCAGTAGCGTCTCCAGCTTGTCTTCTAGCAAGGGTATCTTCTAGATTCCCTCTTCCCGCTAGAGCGGATGAGAACGCATCAGAGATAAGCTTAGACTCTGAAGTAGAAATTAGAGATCTGTTACCAAGAGTATTTAGGCTCTGGTCCTTAAGTGCTCTTACAGCATTCTCAAAGTTTTCAGTTGCTCTTTGTCTAGCAACAAGCTCAGGGTTCCTACGAGCGGCTTCATCAAAGTTTGAACGAGCATCTCTAACATTACGATCCCTAATACGCTCAAGAATAGGGTTAGTAAAATTACTCTGTACCGGGTTAAGTGTCGCATTACCAAATCGTTCTTCCGAAAGGGCAACAATCAGTTCATTGATAGAGTTGGTAAACTCTGTTGAGAACTCAGAAGGGTCTCTGTTGGCAATACCACCTAGGAGGGCGGCAGTATCTTCTCCAAACAGAGATTCTATTTGCTCCGGTGTTTGGTTTATCTGAAGGGCAGAAGCAAATCTAGTTAGACCTTCCGCTGTAACAGGTCCTTCCCCAAGTGTCTCTGCAATGTTAGCAAGAATGTCACTTTGTTTAGAGAAGTCTGATTGTTCCCCACCAAGGAATACGGTAATATCGCTAAGAAGATTTCTGAAATCAGCAAAGCCCGGTCTATTTTGAACACTTAGAGCTGCGGCAACCCCTGTATCTCTGTTAGCTGCCTCATCTGCTGCTTTATCAATAGCGGCAGTAGTTCTTTCTTGAGCGGCCTCAAGACGGCTTGTAGTCTCTGCTGTAGCACTACCATAAGTTAGAATTTCTTGGTTGTACTTGATCTGGATAGCCTCAAGACTATTAACAGAGTCAATGATCTTACCTGCTGAAACATCACTAAGAGCTTGGAAGTTAAGAGTTTCAATACTCTCTTTGTTTCTTCTATTCTCAAATGCATTACGACCAAATTGACCGCGAGCAGCAATGGTACGAGACGTAGAACGAACATCAACCGCATTAGAAACTGTAGCTTCGTTTAAGAGGCCAAGCTTACGTCTAGCGTATTTTATTTGGCTATCAAACTTCTCCCTGAAGGTATCTCCTTCACCAAAGATAAGTGTATAGGCAATACCGCCAACTACAACTGCAGCTGTGATAATGGCAATAATCTTAAATGCTAAGGTAGTAATCACACCTTTAAGAAGAGTAGGAATAGCTAAAAACGCCCGGCTAAGTAACCCACGGATAGCAGAACCAAAGCTTCTGGCTGTATTAATAGCAAAACCAAGACCAAGTCTTGTTCCAGCAAGATTTACTGCCCGCTCTACAATAGCGGTAGCAGCAATAGCACCAATAAGAAAAGCAACAGTGGTAGCGCCCTCGTTTACTCCAGCGCCAGAACCGGCAGAAGCCATACCTGCACCGGCAACAAGAGCAGCAATAGACGCAGCACCAACCCTACCGAAAGAACCCATACTACGAGTAGCGCGCCTTAGTAAGGTAGGAAGACTAGAGAAGATAGCTTGCATCCTAGCTAGTGCTGGAGCTGCAAGGTTCTGTACGATACCACCCATAGCGGCAATAGCAGGAATAGCGTTTGTACGAACAGCATTACCAAATGCGTTAACTTTTGCTTTAATATTATCTTTACTAAAGGCATCAAAGAAGGGTTGGAACACTGGGTTAAGTACAGTACCCCCACCACGTCCTCGACGTCTAGAACCACGGCCTGCTCCCTGACCCTGAGTAGTACCAAGAGAAAGGAGACCAACAAGTCTACTTTTAAGAGTCCTACGTTGGGATACACCTAAGAGGCCATCAACAAAGGTTTGACCTAGGGCTGCAGCCGCTAAGATACCTTTAAAGGTCTTAGGAAACAGTAAAGCAAAAGAAGCGATAAATGCTATAGACCCTGCAATACCTGCTTCCTTGAACAGACCTATAAGGCCTGCACCCAGAGCGGACACAAGTCCAGAGATGATAGCAGGAAGCGCTGTCACAATTTGTTTGATAGCTTCCCCAATTACCTCACCTACCATCGAACCAAAGGCAGCAAAGACCTTTGGTGATCCTACGGCTTCAACAAGATTAGCAACAAGAACCGCTAGGAACACTGGGCCAATTTTATCAGCAATTTTGCCAAAGGCTTTAGTGATAGTCCCTGTACTAAAGGCAAAGGTAAACGCTGCTAGGATAGCTGTAGTAAAGGTTTTTCTAATCTCAGGGGCAAGACTTCTGATTGCATCGACACCTCTAGAGAATCCCCCAGAAACAGCATCGATAATAGTTTGCCTGATCGATTGAATACTTTGAGCGGTGGCAGTTAGGTCAATATCAAAGTTTAACCTCCCCCGACCAGCGCTGTAGATAGCTTTAAAGGCACTAGTAACGTCATTAGCGAATGATTTTACTTTATTGAGAACAACCGGGAGATATTTATCTGCTAGGTTGGCAATACCCTCCATTGTATCTGTCCAGTAAGAATTACCAACAACTTTCTCATAGATATTAAAGAAGAATTCAATTACGTCTGAAGCAAAGTCTCTCACAACTCTAGCTGCATCACCTAGGTAAATAACAGCGAAGTCTCTAACATTTCTGAAAGTTTGTTCTAAGAACTGGAATGCGGAGGTATCACTTAGTCTGTTGAATTGGTCCTTTATAAAGTCTATTGAGCTACCAAAGTTGTTTTCTATGATATCAGAGATGGTTCTTATAGACACTCTGGCAGCATCTATCATACCTTTATAAATGCCTTCTAGTCCTTCTAGTCCTTCATACAGGCTAGAGATATCAAAAGAAGACAGAGACTTTTTCATTACCCCTAAACCAGAAACAAAGTCTTTAACAACCCTACCGATTATCTTTGGGATCTCTGCTAGTCTATTTCTCCATTCTACTACGGAAGCAACAATAGATTCTCTGTTACCAGCAATAGCATTTGTTAACCTAGAAATTTTATTTGTAAATGAACTAGTAATTCCTAGCGCTTTAGATAAGTCAGCAGTAAGTCTACCTACTTGGTCCCCAAGAAGAACAAATGCTTTACCAGAAGTAAGCTCAATGTTCTCAAATTCTTTAGAGACAGCCTCAGACTGCCCAAGCAGGGCCGAGAATACAACATCAGAAGTCAGCTTACCATCAGCCGCAAGACCACGGAGCGCACCGCGAGCTACACCCATGTTATCCGCGATGGCCGTAGCGACACGAGGTAGCTGCTCTAGCACCGAGTTAAGCTCTTCACCCCTCAGTGTACCAGCAGACAGACCCTGTCCTAGCTGTACCATAGCAGCCCTCTGTGACTCTACAGAACCACCAGAGATAGCAGCGGCTTGGTTTAGCGTGATAATAGACCTATTAATGTCCTGAACTGACCTGCCAGTACCCTTTAGGGATTGTCCCATACGGTTAAAGGCTTGGGCGGTGGATTGTACAGGGGCTTTAGTCTGTAAAGAAATCTTGTAGATCGTATCCATCTGTTTAGCTAGTTCTTCACCACGACCAACAACCAGAGCAACTTGGTTCTCCATGTCAACAAAGTTATCTGTTGCCCGGTTAATACCTCTTGTAAGAGCTGTACCGGCGAATGCGGCAGCAATACCAGTGGCTAGCCTTGCAATGTTCTTTGTAGCACTAGCGGCGGTGTTTCCAACGCTCTTAAAGTCACCGTTTAGTCTACGGATATCTTGGCGTGCTTTAGCAGTGTCAGCCGTAACGCGAATACGGACGCCGCGCCCCGGTCCTGTGGGTAATACCATTATCCTTCTCCTCTACGTTACGGATTAAATTGCCCTAGACAGTCCCTAATAACAGGGGCCATCTAGGGCTTACACTTAAATAAGTTTTGATGTTTGAAGAACTCTCTCGATAAAGAAAGCTGGGGCTTGTTTTGACCCGCCTTGGTTAAGATAGGTAATGTAAGGAGCATCGTTAGTAATTTGACCACCGATACGGAAAATAGACTTATTGTTTCTCCAACGAGAACGGGCAAAACCAGTGTCAACTGGGGTTACTTCTCGGAGAAGGTTGGTAGCAAAATCCATTCTTGCATTGACGTCGTCACTAGCAATCTCTTCAACCTCTAAGGCTGCTCTTCTCAACTCTCGATCGAAGTCCACTACTTCCATGCTCACTCCGAACACCATTGTTCTTTACTCCTCTTTGAATAAGGTCCTCAAGATTAAACTCTCCATCTCCACCTCTAGCTTTTCTCATATTGTCAAGCATCTTATTTTCAGGCATTACGCCTTCTCTGAATTCAGGCTTACGAGCCTTTTCTGAGTTAACAACAGCTCTAATGGTTGGGAATATTTCTTCAGGCTTCTTCTTTATTTCTGTCATAGAAGACATAATATAGTAAGTCCTCATATCCTCTGCATAACCGGGAGGTCTTGCTTTGAAGTAATAACACCAACCGACAAACTCTGAATAAGGCATGTCTATAATCTCAGAAATAGTTTTCTTCAGAAGAAAAGCGATTTCATAGACTTGGAGTTCTTCATCGGTTAGTTTCCCATAGGGGTTTCTCCATCAACATCACTATCAGGGTCAACCTCTACAGCATCAGTACTTAGACCGATGTAGTTAAGGACTTCTGTTGCTAGGTTATTAAGTTCATCAGGTGGGAAAGACTGGTAGTCTTCAACACTTAGCTCTTGCGCGCCAATTACACCAGCACCAATAACAATACGAAGCAGCTCCATACTATCCGCTTCCTCGTTCTTCTTGGACTTTGGCTTAGTCTGGACTGCTTTAATCTGTTTCTGTAGTTCAATAATCTGACCGAACGTCAGTTTACGAATGCTTACTTTTTCTTCCATAAAGTCAACTTCTTTAGTGACTTCCTTACCAACTAGATGTTTCATCTTTGGTGAACCTTTCTCTATACTCTTTTAAAAACTTACGGAGTTTGAACAACTCACTAATTGTTTCTAATACTTCCTGACCTTCTTCTGGGGTTAACTGTTCCATACGCTGGGCGGTCTTATCTAGACTGATATCAACAGCACGAATCATATGTTTAGCAGTTACATCTAGTACGTAGTTTTTACTGAATCTAAACTTTTTTTCGTTCATAACTTCCTCTAACTTGATTGAAGAGACCCCCGAAGGGGCCTCCTCTTTAACGTCACCTAATTAACTATTAAAAATCAATAAATTAGGTAGATGCGATAGTCGACGGACCAACAAAGTCGACCTGAACCGAAATGTTAATAACGGCGGTGTTTGAGTCAGTCAGAGACGGAGTCGGCTGGATGGCTTCGATCTTGCCTTTCCAGTAGAACTCTGTGTTATCAACATCCAGCGTAGCAGCTGTACCATCAGCTTCTGTTACCGCCGCAGCAGCAAACATAAAGCGGAAAGCAACTTCTTGACCTTTGATATCTTCAAATTCTAGAATATCGCTAGGCACGTAGTTGATTGTAACGTCCATCGACGGAGCATCAGATTGTCCTGATACCTGTGAGGACTGTTGTTGGCCAAATACAGGAACGTTAGTAATGTTAGCGGCGTTACCTACGGCTGGGAATTCTCGTGGCGAAGGTACGCGTAGAACGTCAGTTCCCGGTGTTCCGCTTGCGAATAGAGCTGCATAGTCTCCAACGACAGAGTCGCCGTCGATAGCGCTAACATCGCCTGTAAAAACGTCCATGTACGAGTAAATACCAGACGTTAGTGAGCTAATGTGAGTCATAAATTTCTCCTTAGAGGTGTTTGGTAAATGAAGCTTGCCAGACCATCATGCCTAGTGCTTCATTGTTGGGGTCATCTTGAGGTTGCGAAAGTGTTGAGTAATTGATTGTTAATGTATTGTCAATAAAACGATCAAACGTATCTTCTAAAGTACCAGCGTAGTCAACAGCGTTCATATGTCCGTTGTTTCTATCATAAAAGATCCTAAAGAAAATCAGTCCTTCCATAACAGAGCCATCACCGAAGTCTTCACGCTCACGGTCGTTAAAGGAGATTGAGTATCTCCCGTATAAGCTCTCGTTAGAAATGTTACCTTTGTAATCCTCTGGGTAAGCTTCAAGTCCTGAAGCGCCAACTAAGCTACCTACAATGAGATAAACTGGTCTAAAACTAGACATATCAATTCTCCTTAGTAGCTGTTATTTCAACAATGTACTTCATTGTAGGTTCAAACCCAGTGATAGTATAGGTTCTATTCTCAAAGGTTAGAGTTTGGTAAGTGTTTTCTGATACATCACCATACCTAAAAAGTAGCTTAACCTCTTCTGTACCGTCTTTACTAATAGAACGACTTACTTCGATACCTTGACGGGTAACAGGAGGGACAGCACTTTCAATGTTAGATTGAGTAGTGTGATCAAAACCACTTACGGTTTTTGGTTGTAGAGTTACAGACTTCTTCACATCACCAACGGCGTTGAAGGCAGTCTCTACTCCGCCTCTAATTCTTGAATCTAGGGACATTAGTTAGCCATCCACCAAGTATAGCCGGAGTTCCCGCGCACTGTAAGAGGCTTAAGTAGATCAACTACCTTGTAAGGGAATTTAACGGTCTTTGTCCTAGAGTTACTATCTGAAATCGAGATAGGCCCAACAGTTATGCTTTCCGCAATACTCTCTTCAGAGGCATATGCAGCAGGGAACTGTATAAAGTGGAGCGCTTGTAGCGTTGTAGCTAGCTTTACTCTTTCTGGGATTTCATCGTTAGCAGGATTAACAATCAAATTAAGTTTTGGGTCAACAAATTTCGCACTTGTGCGAGGCCACCCAAGCGGTTGGGAGGCACTCACAGCGGAACCAAGCCAACGACGTTCGTCAATCGCTGATGTAGCGGTAACAAGAGCCTGTGCTTTGGTAACGGGATCAGCAGCGTCCCAGTCTGAGAGGCCAAATCGATCAGCAAGGATCGTTGTAGCATGCGCGACTGAAATGTAGCTGTTTACTCCGACGATTAAAGCCATGAGTACCTCCTTTAAGCTTATGCGTGGTAAATTGGAAGGATCGGCAGGTTTAGAGCCGAAACTTTACGTGTCCAAGAAGCTGCTGCAGAGAAAGTAGCGTTAGTAGCAAACGCGTCCTCAGCACCAGCCCAAGCATAACCCTCAGGGTGCCACACGTAACCCCAACGGTACCAGATCTCAGTCTTACCACCACCAAGGTAGACAGACGCATCACGATCTATCTCAACCGGAGTTGGGATTTCAATCGGAGCGAAAGAAACAGAGTTGGGTTTCAGAAGGAAAGTACACTTAGTAGACCGTGCGTTTAGATCGTTAGCACTAACCGATGCCATCTGAGTAAAACGAGTAGGCAGTAGGCGGAATTTACCATCAAAGATAGTAGTGAATTCCAGTTCACCGTCCGTTACTCGGTCCTCATCAACGAGGTTAGCAGCGCGGATCTGTGCGAGGGTCTCCGGGGAGGTAACCATGTACATGTAGTCCGGTTCGTAGTCCTTAAACGCCATACCAATTGCTTGGAACAGACGCTCACCACGAGCAGCACCAACACCCGATGCATCAAACAGCTTACGCTGATCAGGTGCACC